GAGACAAGCATCCAAGCCTCTCAATCTCAATGTCGGATGATGGCAACTTCCTATTCAAGTGTCACAGCGGTTGTGACCAGCATACAGTCTTCTCAACCATCAAAGATATGGGACTTCTGCCAGTCTTACCTGATAGACCTGACTACCTCGACAGCATCAAGCCAATGAAACCTATCCCATTGATCTCTACGCCTGTGCTAGAGCATGAATGGCATTACACAGATGAGGAAGGCATCAGCCTGTTCATCAAGCAAAGATTCAAGACCTTTGACTCCAAAGGCAAGACCTACAAAACCCTCAGAGTCATGCCCGATGGCAGTCGAGTAGGCAAGCTAGGAGATTGCAGACTTGTACCCTACAAGCTGCCCGAACTGCGACAGGCAACAGCCGCTGGTAGGGTTGTCTACATAACAGAAGGTGAGAAAGCGGCAGATGCCTTGGGCAGCTTGGGCGTAGTGGCTACGACAAGTCATGCTGGAGCAAGTGGTTGGAATGATGACTTAAACCAATACTTTAAGGATGCCAACGTGGTAGTAGTGCCAGACAATGACCTAGTAGGTTGGCACTACGCCCAAAAGGTGACAGAGGCACTCATACCATTCGCCAAGAGCGTCAGGGTCTTGGACTTGAACCTAAGTAATCCCAAAGAAGATGCTTACGAGTGGGTCAACAGATACGATGGTTCTCGCACCTTGCTGGCGCAAATAGCGAAAGCCTGTCCCGTTGTGGAGTCCCCTACAGATGTTCACACTCCACAAAGATTGTTGGATAACCCTGAACCTACGCAAGTTGCGGAGCAATCTAGCCATCAGTCTAGATTCCTTGTCGAGTCATGGGACAGCATAAAGGATGAACCAGTTGAGTGGCTCATAGAGTCCATCATCCCTAGACGAGCATTCGTAGCACTGTACGCACCACCAGCATCATTCAAGTCGTTCATTGCCCTAGATATTGCAGAAGCAGTAGCAACTGGCAGGGATTGGATGGGTTACAGAGTACCTAAGAAAGGCGCAGTCCTGTACATAGCTGGTGAGGGTCATGGCGGTATGGGCGCTAGGGTCAAGGCTTGCAAGATACAGAATAACTCACCAGATGGCGCAAATCTCTACGTTATCAGGGCTCAAATCAACATCAGATCAAGTCAAGAAGACTTTGATTCCTTAGTAGCTGCCATCAACGAACTCATAGCCGAAATAGATGAACCCCTTGAACTCATCATCCTAGATACCCTGATGAGGATGTCAGGTGGCGGCTTTAACGAGAACTCCTCGGAAGACATGGGTGGTTTCATCACCCAAGCGGGAAAGTTACAAGCAATCTACCTCTGTGCCATGTTGCTGATTCACCACAGCGGTAAAGACATAACGAAAGGTCTGCGAGGACACTCAAGCCTGTTAGGTGCTGTGGATACCGAACTTGAGATACAAAGGCAAGACTCGGTTATCAACTCAGCAGATACATCAGTTGTAGGCAATGCCATCTTGACAGTTACTAAGCAAAAGGATGGCGCAGATTCCATAACTGTAGGCATTGAAGTGGTGAATGTTGAGGTCGGTGAGTCAGCCCTTGGGTTTGAAACCATCACCAGTTTGGCAGTTAGACCCAACCCTGAGATCGCTAACAGCAGACCAAAAGGGACTAAAAACAACTCAGGTAGCGGTGGAAATCAGAAGATTGAGTTGGATTCTCTCTACAAAGCGATTAAGGCTAAAGGCTCATATCGTGTAGTAGATGGTACTAGCAGGTTTGGCGTGAGTTTGGATGATTGGAAGGATGAATTCTGGAACATTAAAGGGTGTACAGAGGATGATAAAGCTGCTTTCAAGAAGGCTTGGACACGGGCAAGGGAGAGACTTGTAGCCGTAAATAAGGTTGTAATTGGGTCTAATTGGGTGTGGCTGAAGTCTGCACTAGAGACATGAGTGCTGTACGTTCATCCAGTGACAAACGAGACAAACGGGGACAAATGTCCCAAATGTCTTTCCGAGTAAATGGGGACAAACCACCTCTTGTCTATGTACAAGAGGTTTGTCCCCTGTCGGTTTGTCCCTTTGTCGTTTTTTTAAGGAGTTATGAAAATGGTTAGATCAAGGTCGAGAAAAGATGTTCCTGAAGTTATCAAGCCAGCTAGACAGGCAACGCAGTGGGAGATTCAGTCTAACGCTGTGCTGGTGGAACTTGAGCGTAAAAAGGGTCAGCACTACGAGAAATGGGGTGTTGACCGATTGATTACTTTAGTTGACATTGAGTTTAGGACTAAGGTTTGGCTGCAAATGGGTAGAGTTTGGGATGCCTTAGATATGGGTGACCTCGACAAGCTGCATAAAGCAGTTAACGGGATGTGCAAGGGATTTGATGCTTTGGAGAAGTGGGCTTTGGAAAATGAGATTGAACCAAACCCACCCATCCAGTTCCTTGAATGGAAGTCAGTCCGAGGAGTTCCGATGGTTGTGGTCAGAACAGAGAACGATGCAGTCGAACTCCAGACCCATCGCAAAGACATCAACAATGGGAACATCTGGACTCTGGAAGAAATTGAGGTGTTCCTGCAAGAGCCACAGGTGCAGACCATCATTAAGGCTAAAGCCCTGTCCCCAACTGCAAGGATGACTAAGTTCACGCCGAAAGAAGGATTTGGTCAAGGTTCAGGCTTTGATGACATGGAAGAAGACCTAGATGCGATCTTCTCTGGTGATCCTTATGAAGCTAAGTACAAGCCAATCTGATTATGGCTAGACCAGCAAGCGTACACACAACCCATTTCAACAGGGTATTAACTGATGCTGACAGGGCAATCCTTGCCTGTGCTGGTCGTGGCGACATTTCCCTTGGGTTCAAGAATGCACTGGAATGCTTTGCAATCTTGTGGGAACTAGGATACCGCCCACAGCACGACCTAAAGGATTTCTTAGGGGTAGATAAGGATAGCTAGTTAACCCGCCTTTAATGGCGGTTTTAATGCGTTCTAGCGGCATTGATAGGTTAGGTTTTAGCGTAGTTTTATTAAGAATTTTTAAATGCGAATCATTCTTGTTTGCATTGACAATAACAATGTAATCCAAACCGCATTACAACGACAGTCCCCCGATAATGCACCACCCGCCTCTTTCCCTCTCCGCCCACCGACCAAAAAATCCTTTTCAGAATGCGAAATATAAAAGTTATCCACAGGTTATCCACAGATCGGAGGGCAAGTTATCCACATTTTGCCCATTTGGTTTCATTTCCAGTTGCAATTTGCAGATGCGTGTAACACTTTCAGATATTTAAAGTTAACATAATGGACATTGTATAAAGCCGATTTTGTAAGCAATCTGTAAGCGTCTTGTAAAAGTCCAATGGAATCAATGACTTACAGAAGTTATCCACAGAATCCACAGATGCCTGTGGATAACTGTCTTATCATTTTGATAGGGGGGAGGGGGTGGTCGCTGGTCGTGATAATTGTGGGAGCCTCTGCCCCTCTGAAAAAGCGAAATTGGAAAAAAAGAGGCAATACACCAGTTCCCAATTGAAAAAAAATAGGTGTTGGCGCAGGGAGTTCCGAATTAGTAATTAGATAACCCCAAAGGAAATCATTCGGGTACTATGCGCCAACGCTGATAACTCTAGCATATTGCGCCCCAATTTGCTATAGTCCCCCCCAACATCACGCCCACAACTCTCAAGGACAATCGTGAAGATAGAGCAAATGGACAGCATCCAAGACGAGGAAGCACAGCCGACAACCGAGAAGAAGAAGGCTGGCAGACCCAAGGGCGTATTCGGCTTAAAGCGTCAGATACAGGAGTACGCAAGGAATCCTGATCTTGCTCTACCCAAAACCGACAACCAGCGTATCAAAGACTTGAAGGATATGCTTATCAGGTCGAGTGGTAAGGATGTTGTCGAGAAGATGATTAGCATAGCGTTGAACGACAACCACCCCGCACAGATGGCGGCTATCAAGATGTGTGTAGACCGCACCCTGCCAGTTAGTATGTTTGAGAAGGATAAGAGCCAGAGGAGTGCAATCCACATTAATATCACTGGCATAGGCGCACCAGTAGCTGCGACAGTTGAAGAAGAACCCAAAGACATAGAAGACATAGAAGACATAGAGGCTAAGAATGGCTGATTTGAACTTTGCGCTACTGCCTTGGCAGCAGGAGGTGTACGCCGATAAGACGAGGTTCAAGGTTGTGGTTGCTGGCAGGCGGTGTGGTAAGTCAAGGTTAGCGGTTACTACGCTACTGATTGAGGGTTTAAGCTGTCCTGCTGGTAGTGCGGTGATGTACGTTGCCCCTACTCAGGGGCAGGCTCGGCAGATTGTGTGGGATGTTCTGCTTGACGTAGGCAGAGAGATTATCCAATCAAGCCATGTCAACAACATGGAAGTCACACTCGTTAACGGCGCAAAGATATATGTAAGGGGCTCAGACAGACCCGACACATTGCGAGGAGTCTCATTGACTTACGCCGTATTGGATGAGGTGGCTGACATTAAGCCTGAGACTTGGGAACAGGTGATTCGAGCGTCTTTGAGTGACAAGAAGGGTAGAGCCCTGTTCATATCGACACCAAAGGGACGCAACTGGTTATATGACTTGTATAACTTAGGGCAAGAGGGGAGTGACCCTGAGTGGAAATCGTGGCACTTTACGACAGCAGATAACCCACTTATTGACCCTAGCGAGATTGAGAGTGCGAAGAAGACCCTAAGTTCATTTGCCTTCAAGCAAGAGTATATGGCAAGTTTCTCAAATGCGGGGTCAGATGTCTTCAAAGAAGAATGGATTAAATACGGGGAAGAACCTCAGTATGGCTCTTACTTCATAGCTTGTGACTTGGCTGGATTTGAAGAAGTTGCCAAACAAGCGGCTAATTCCAAGAAAAGGTTAGACCAGACTGCCATTGCTGTGGTCAAGGTGACTGATGAGGGCAAATGGTTTGTAAAAGAGATTGCTTTTGGTCGTTGGGACATCAGAGAGACTGCTGCCACGATTCTGCTAAAGATGCGTGAATACCGCCCTTTGAGTGTTGGAATTGAGCGAGGAGCATTAAAAAACGCTGTTTTGCCGTATTTGTCAGACTTAATGCGGAAAAATAATGTATATTCGCACATAGTTGACTTAACGCATGGCAACAGGAAAAAGACTGACAGGATTATCTGGAGTCTCCAAGGAAGGTTTGAGCATGGGCGTATTGTGCTGAACTCTGAGGAAGATTGGGATGAATTCAAAGATCAACTCTTGATGTTTCCCGCCCAAGGTGTTCACGATGACTTGCCTGATGCTCTTTCCTACATTGACCAACTGGCTGTAACCTCATACTTTGTTGATGACCAAGAAGATGAGTGGGAGCCTCTAGATATTATTTCGGGGATATAAATGGCAACAGACAAAGAAGTCAAGTTAGAAAAAAACGAGTTTTATGAGCCTACTGAGGCTGATAAAGAGTTGACCGATTTTATTACCAGCCATTGTGATAAGTGGAGAGATTGGCGAGATACTAACTTTCTTCCTGATTATCTAGAGTATGAGCGCATCTTCCGTGGTCAGTGGGCTTCTGAAGATAAGACCCGTGAATCTGAGCGTAGCCGCATTGTTACCCCTGCCACACAACAAGCTGTAGAGACTCGCCATGCTGAGATCATGGAAGCTATCTTTGGTCAAGGCGACTTCTTTGATATTGAAGATGACATCAAGGATGTGAACGGCAATCCAATTGATGTTGAGCAAATCAAGAATCAGTTGATGGAAGACTTCAAGAAAGACAAGATTCGTAAAGCCATTGACCAGATTGAGTTGATGGCAGAAATCTATGGTACTGGCATTGGCGAGATCATTGTCAAGACTGAAAAAGAGTACATCCCTTCTACTCAGCCTATTCCTAATCAGATGGGTCAAGCAGCCATTGGCGTGATGGAGAAAGAGCGCATTGCTGTCAAGATCATGCCTATCAACCCAAAGAACTTCTTGTTTGACCCCAATGGGACAAGCATTGATGACTGTATGGGTGTGGCTATTGAGAAGTATGTCTCTATCCACAAGGTTGTTGAGGGGATTGAGAAAGGTATCTACCGCAAGGTAAACATCACTCCTACCTATGAAGATACTGACTTAGAGCCTACCCAAGAGATTAGCCAGTACCAAGATGAGAAGGTACTGTTGTTGACATACTACGGATTAGTACCCCGTGAGTATTTGAACAACATGGAAGAAAACAAAGACATTGTTGAGTTGTTCCCTGAGAATTCAGCGGCAGAAGACTACTCAGACATGGTGGAAGCCATTGTCGTAATTGCCAACGATGGTATGTTGCTCAAGGCTGAAGAAAACCCTTACATGATGAAAGACAGACCTGTATTGTCGTACCAAGACGATACAGTTCCTAATCGCTTGTTGGGGCGAGGTACAGTGGAAAAAGCCTTCAATATGCAAAAAGCTATTGATGCTCAGACTAGGGCTCACTTGGATTCACTCGCTTTGACCACTGCCCCAATGGTTGCTATGGATGCCACACGTTTGCCCCGTGGCATGAAGTTTGAGATCAAGGCTGGTAAAGCTATTCTCACCAACGGCAATCCCAATGAAATCCTGTATCCCTTTAAGTTTGGAGCAACTGACCCAAACAACCTAGCAACTGCCAAAGACTTTGAGCGAATGCTGCTACAAGCTACAGGAACTCTAGACTCTCAGGGTGTGGTTTCTCAGTCAAATCGTGATGGTGCTGGTATGTCGATGGCGGTTGCCACCATCATCAAGAAATACAAGCGTACTTTGGTCAACTTCCAAGAAGATTTTCTTGTGCCGTTCATCAAGAAGGCGGCTTTTAGGTATATGCAGTTCGATCCAGAGCGTTATCCTTCTGTTGACATGAACTTCATTCCTACTGCAACGTTAGGAATCATTGCTCGTGAGTACGAACAACAGCAATTCATTGGTTTGTTGCAGACTCTGGGTGCTAATACCCCTGTTTTGCCTATTTTGCTCAAGGGCATCATAGGAAACAGCAGTTTGTCTAATAGGATGGAGTTGATTGCTAAGTTGGATGAGATGACGCAACCCAATCCTGAACAACAGCAGATGCAACAGATGCAACAACAGTTGGCATTGCAAGCGGCACAGGCTGGTATTGCTGTTCAGACAAGTCAGGCAGAGCAGAACAAGGCAGAAGCTATCAAATTGTCTGTTGAGGCGCAGTTATTGCCGCAAGAAGTACAGGCAAAGAATATGTCAGCGATGACAAAGAACCTTCCCAATGAAGATGACCAAGCATCTAGAGAGTTTGATAAGCGAGTCAAGATTGCTGAGTTGATGCTCAAGGAAGCAGACATTAAAAACAAGTCTAAAATTGTTGAGTTACAGATGAATAATGCTAAAAGCACTGTAGTAGACATGGAAAACGAGTTTTTACAAAACTTAAATCAGGAGTTGGCAAATGGCAATAGATAAAATCTTCAATGATGGGAATGTAGATGGCATTGCAGATAATATCTTTAATGCGGTAAACAACTCTGTATCCGAAGTTAAGCAAATGCAGCAGCGTAAGGCGGCTGAGAATGCTCAAATGGTTGTCCAATCTCTGAAGAGGATTGACACTGACATTCGTAATAAGTTCGACAACGTAACCGATGTTCTTGAGAAACGAATCATCACTATCAAGGATGGTCGTGATGGTATCAATGGTAAAGACGGGCGTGATGGTAAAGATGGTAAGGCGGGTAAGGATGGTTTGAGGGGTGAGAGAGGCGCAGCGGGAGTTAACGGACTCAATGGAGTTGACGGCATCGATGGTGTGTCTGTAGCCAACGCCAATATTGACTTTGATGGTTCTTTAATCATTGCTTTGTCTGATGGCAGAGAGATCAACGTAGGTGAAGTAGTTTCACCAGACTTGGCTGACAAGATTCAAGTCATCTCTACCATGTCAACGAATGGGGCGGTTGCTGTAAAGGATGAAGGAACAATAGTTTCCAATGGTGTAAAAAGTTTAAATTTTGTTGGTACTAATATTACTGCAACTACATCAGGTGACGATGTAACAGTAACTGTAACTGGCGGTAGCGGAAGCGGAACAGTTACAAGTGTTGCTCTATCAGGTGGCACAACTGGATTGACTGTAACTGGCAGTCCTATCACTACATTAGGAACAATTACACTAGCAGGAACATTGGCAGTTGCAAATGGTGGTACAGGGGTTACAACTTCTACTGGTTCTGGCAATAATGTATTGTCAACAAGCCCCACATTAGTTACGCCTATATTGGGTACTCCAACAAGCGCAACATTAACTAATGCCACAGGTCTTCCAATTTCCACTGGTGTATCTGGTCTTGGAACTGGTGTAGCAACGGCTTTAGGTGTAAACGTAGGAACTGCTGGCGCACCTGTTGTAAATGGTGGCGTTCTTGGTACTCCATCTAGCGGAACAGTAACAAACCTGACTGGTACTGCTTCAATTAATATCAACGGCACTGTAGGCGCTACTACAGCTTCAAGCGGTGCGTTTACAACTGTGACAGCATCTAGCACCTTGACTGTTACTGGTGCGGGTTCTATTGAAGGACTCACAGTCGGCAGAGGTGCTGGTGCTGTGGCTACCAACACTGCGGTGGGTTCAAATGTTTTGGCGGCTAACAGTACAGGTGCTGAAATAACCGCTATTGGTAGAAATGCTTTGGCTGCAAATACAGTAAGTTATTCAACTGCTGTTGGAGCTAATGCGTTGACCGCCAATACAACTGGTGCTGCTAATGCGGCTTTTGGTGCGTATGCTCTATCAACAAACACAACTGGCGCTGGAAACAGTGCTTTTGGCGCACTAGGTTTTGGTTTATCAGACAGTGCATTACAGGCTAACACTACGGGCAGTTCCAATTCGGCTTTTGGCTTGGGTGCTCTGGCAAAAAACACCACAGCATCTAACAACACAGCGGTAGGTTATCAAGCGGCTTATACAAATACCACAGGCGCACTAAATGTTGCCGTTGGAACACGAGCATTACAATTAAATAGCACTTCTTCTGACAATACGGCAGTAGGCTACGAAGCCGCCCAAGCAACAACGGGTGCGGCTAATACCGCTATGGGTAAACAAACCCTTGCAAATAACACATCAGGTGCAAACAACACCGCAGTAGGCGCTCAAGCACTTATCTCCAACACCACAGCCTCAAGCAACACTGCTGTAGGCTATCAAGCACTGTACGCAACTACCACAGGGGCTACCAACACTGCTGTAGGGTATCAAGCGGGTTTATCAAATACAACTGGTCTTGAAAACGTAGCTATTGGAGAAAGCGCATTACGCACTAATACGACAGGCTCATACAATACTGTTGTTGGTAAAAACGCAATGTACAACAACACTACAGGGTTTCGTAATTCTGCTTTCGGACAGAGTGCGCTTATAAGTAATACCACAGGGCAATACAACACCGCACAAGGTATGTATTCACTTTACTCCAACACCACAGCATCTAACAACACAGCAGTAGGTTATGAGGCTGCTTATGCAAATACTACTGGTTTATATAATACAGCAATAGGCGCATATGCTCTTTCTGTTAATACCACAGGCGCTTACAATTATGCCCTTGGTGCGTATACGCTTCACGCAACTACTACTGGTTCTGGAAATATTTCTGTTGGCGCACTAAGTTCATCAGGCACAGTTCAGCCAGTGTTTAATGTAATCACAGAAAACAATCGTATATCTATGGGTCATATATCAGTCACTAATGCCTATGTTCAAGTGGCGTGGACTGTAGTTTCTGACGCAAGAGATAAAATGAATTTTGCACCCATCACTCATGGGCTTGATTTTGTAAATAAACTTAACCCTGTAGCATTTCAGTTTAAAGAATCCCGTGAGATTGATGTGCCACATGGCTCTGTGAGATACGGCTTTAAAGCGCAAGAAATACTTGCATTAGAGGGCAATAATCCCGTAATCATTGATAACGAAGATAGCGAAAAACTCCGCTACAACGGAGAGTCACTTGTACCTGTTCTTGTAAAAGCATTGCAAGAATTAAGCGCAAAGTTTGAAGCCTACGTTGCAACCCACCCATAAGGAACTGACATGATTGAACTCACTGAACAAGAACAAATTGCCAAGCACTACTCTGCCGCTATGGACAGCGTAAACCTCATCAACGCAGGACAGCCCGAAGGAATGACTGATGCTGATTGGGCAGACACGCTCAAGAGGAATCGTGACCACTTGGTCATCATGCTGGCAAAAGATTACTGGACAACAGAAGACCTGACTCCATTAGAAGCGGCATCTGCATGACCCCAGAACTCCAACGCTATTACGAGTCCCGCTTTGACATGATGTCAACAGAGGGTTGGAAGGATTTGTCCGTAGATATTGACATTATGATAGAGTCGCTGAATAATCTAAGCGTTATTCCTGATGGAAATGCCTTAATGTTCAAAAAAGGTGAACTTTCTATCTTGACTTGGCTGAAAACCTTAAAAGAGGTCAGCGAGAGAGCATACGAGGAATTGAATGAAAAGAATGTTTGATTTTGCCTGTGCAAACGGGCATAAAACAGAAAGACTCTGTGATTATGAGTTACAGAGTTTTAAGTGTGAGTGCGGAGAAATAACAAATCGCACTCTTTCTGCGCCAGCCTTTAGGTTGGAGGGGTGGTCTGGTTCTTTTCCATCAGCGCATGGAAGGTTCGAGAAAAGCCATCTTGACAAGCTAAAAGCTGAACGCAAAGCCACAACATAAGCATTTATGCCGTTGTGTATCCTAGAACCCAAAAGTGGCAGGAAAAGGTAAATTATGAGTATTGTTAACGAACCAGATGAAATGCAAGACGAGTTACAAGTTGTAGAAAGCAAAAAACTTGCCGACACCCTTGAGCCAATGTCTGCTGAGATTCCTGATAAATATCGGGGTAAAGAACTCTCAGATATTATCAAAATGCACCAAGAGGCTGAAAAGCTGATTGGAAAGCAAGCCCAAGAGGTAGGTGAAGTACGCAAACTTGCAGATGAACTTATCAAGCAAAACCTCGCTGGTAAAGAACAACCTCAAGCAGTAGAGCCAGAAATAGATTTTTTCGAGAATCCACAGGCGGCGGTTCGTAGAACTGTAGATCAACATCCAGATGTACTTGCGGCTAGACAAGCTGGTCAAGAGTTCAAAAAGATGCAAATTCAGCAAAAGTTGGCGGCAGAGCATCCTGATTTCGGTCAGATTGCTCAAGATTCAGACTTTGTGAATTGGGTGAAATCTTCACCTATTCGCATTGGTTTGTATGCAAAAGCAGATGGTGAGTTTGATTACGACAGTGCTAATGAATTGCTAAGTACCTACAAGCAGTTGCGTGGTGTTAAGGCTAAACAGACTACAGATGCAGGGGAAACTCAGCGCAAGTCTAACCTTAAAGCCGCAAGTGTTGATGTAGGTGGAAGTGGGGAGTCTGGAAAGAGAGTCTATCGAAGGGCTGACCTGATTCGACTAAAAATGCAAGACCCTGCTAGATATGACGCATTGAATGATGAAATTCTTGCGGCTTATTCTGAAGGTAGGGTCAAATAACTTAACTTTTGATTTTGGAGATACATCATGGCAACAGCATTTTCCCCTGCAAATAGTGTAACGAACACTACAGCCGCAACCTTCATTCCAGAAATTTGGAGTGATGAGATTATTGCGGCATACAAGAAAAACCTCACGATGGCTAACCTCGTGATGAAGATGAACTTCAAGGGTAAGAAGGGTGATGTGATTCACATTCCCGCACCTACCCGTGGCAGTGCATCATTGAAAGTTTCAGAAGCCGCAGTTACTTTGATTGCTGCAACTGAACTTGAAGTACAAGTGTCCATCAATCGTCATTTTGAATACAGCCGCTTGATTGAAGACATCACAGAAGCCCAAGCCTTGAATTCTTTGCGTCAGTTCTACACTTCTGATGCTGGTTATTCTTTGGCAAAAGCAGTTGACACTGACCTGATTAACCTCGGTCGTTCTTCAAATGGTGGTGCTGGCACAAACGCATATGCGACTGGTGCTTTCATTGGTGGTGACGGAACTACAGCTTATGTTGCCGCAAGCAACAATGAGTCTGCTTTGACCGATGCTGCTATTCGCCGCACTATTCAGCGTCTTGACGACAATGACACCCCAATGGATCAGCGTTTCTTCATCATTCCTCCTTCAAGCCGTAACACGCTGATGGGCTTGGCTCGTTACACTGAGCAAGCATTTGTGGGTGATGGCAATGCTATCCGCAATGGTGAAATTGGTAATCTTTATGGTATCCCCGTGTTTACCACTAGCAATGCTGATACTGCTTCTGGCAGTGCAGCGGCTCGTGTTTGCTTGATGGGTCATAAGGATTCTATGGTTCTGGTTGAGCAAATTGGCATCCGTTCACAAGTTCAATACAAACAGGATTACTTGGCAACTTTGTTCACAAGTGACACTCTGTATGGTGTTGCAGCTTTGCGTAACGCTGCTTCTGTGGGTGCGGCTAAGTCTGCATCTTTGTTTGCTCTTTTGGTTCCTGCCTAATTGCAGTTGCGCCCCCTGCCTTAGTGGTGGGGGGACTTTTTTAACCTATTAGGAGAAATCAAAATGGCAGCAGCAACAGCAGTTGTTTCCCGCAGGGGTAATGACCAATTTCGTGGTCTGTTTACAGATACTTGGGATGTTTCATGTACTTTAGATAGCGCATCAGTTGCTACCACTGCTACAGCTACAGACACAGTGACTGTTTCAGGCGTAGCTTTGGGCGACATGGTTCTTGGTATGTCAATTGGTGTAGATGAAGCAGGCTTGGTTCGTAGAGCCTATGTTTCAGCCGCTAACACAGTGACTATTGTGACCTACAACCCAACAGCAGGTTCTATCAACTTGGCATCAACTACATTGCAACTCATTATTTGTCGTGCTGTAGTTTAATGATGGGGGGGCTAGTCCCCCCTGTCTCATTTAAGGGTTTTATGGCTACTTTTCGCTGTCTTCAATCAGGTAATACTGTAACTTTTACATATCAGCATGATATTGATTCTATGAAGGGTCATCAGGGATATGTAAGGGTAGACGAGCCAGAAGTAACCATAGAGTCTGTAGAATCAGAGACTAGAACAGATACCGCATTTGCGCCTGTAATTAAGCGTATGGGAAGACCCCGAAAGGTAGCAAATGGCTGATATTGATGCAAGAGACTTTGGTAGATTAGAGGCTCAAGTAGAGGCTCTCCAGAAGGAGATGCACTCACTTAGTACCGATGTAAAAGCATTGCTTGAACTTGCTAATAAGGGCAAAGGTGGTTTTTGGATGGGTATGACAATCGCTTCATTCATGGGCGGTATCGTTACCTTTGTTGCTGATCGACTCTGGAAATAAGGAGAATATTATGCCAATGGTCGGAAAAAAGAAGTTTCCCTACTCTGAAAAAGGCGAGAAAGAAGCCAAAGAATACGGCAAGAAAAAGGGCGTACCTGTGACTATTATGGTAGCTATTGGCAAGCCTAAAGGTCTTCCTATGAAGGGTGGCAGGACTGCTACCAACATGATGAAGAAATCCTCACGGGGTAAGTAATGAAGACCAAAGCCCAAAAGAAGATTGGCAAGGTTATGACTGAATACAAGGAAGGTACTTTGCGTTCAGGTAAAGGTGGCAAGGTTGTCAAGAACCCAAAACAAGCTGTCGCCATTGCTTTGTCTGAAGCTGGTATGTCCAAGCCTAAAAGGAAGATGAAATGAAAACTTGTTTTTGTTGCAAAACAGACAAGCCACATAGCTTGTTTTTTAAGCATCATCTAACAATTGATGGATACCATAGCTGGTGTAAGTCTTGCTGTAACGAAGGTAACAAACGGTCAAAAACAAAACTTAACTCAACTATTGAAGGCCGTGCATCGGTATTTTTGCAAAACGCAAAAAAAGCCGCCGCCAAACGCCAACAAGAATTTGCGCTTACTATTTTAGACATTGTAGATTGTTGGAATTCTCAATCTAGCATCTGCGCTTACAGTGGACGGGTTATGACGCTAGAGGCGGGAAATCTGCATACAGTATCAATAGAGAGAATTGATAGTGGTCAAGGCTATATTCCTGCAAACACAATTCTAGTGTGTCAAGCAATTAATCGAATGAAATCTGATTTTGAATTCAATGATTTTTATGACTTGTGCAGAGATGTTGCTGCTTTTTTAGGTGATGAAAAATTAGAAATTGCTGTTGGAGCATATAAATGACAAAATTAGGGTTGTATTCTGCAATTAATGCAAAACAGGCTCGTATCAAGGCAGGGTCTGGCGAGAAGATGAACAAGGTGGGTTCTAAGAATGCACCTACAGCGGCAGACTTCAAACAAGCGGCAAAGACTGCAAAGAAGCCCAAAAAAGGTAAGTAGATGAAAACACCCACTTGGCAAACAAAAGCTGGTCAAAATCCAAAAGGCGGCTTGAATGCCAGAGGGAGATCATCTTATAATGCGGAAACTGGTGGTAATTTGAAGCCGCCAGTTTCTTCAGGGGACAACCCCAGAAGAGCAAGTTTCTTGGCTCGTATGGCTGGTAACAGCGGTGCAGAGTACGACAAGAAAGGTGAACCAACAAGACTGCTTCTTTCGCTCAAGGCATGGGGTGCAACCTCAAAGGCTGACGCAAAGGCAAAAGCTAAAGCTATCTCCGCAAGGAATAAGGCAAAAGCTAAATGAGAGCATTATCAGTTGGAGTTAGTCCTACAGCAGCAGTAGACACTACAGTCTATACCTGTCCGACTGGCTATTACTCTAAATTTACTGTAATGTATATACACAATACAGGCGGCTCTACCAAGCATATAACTGTTCAATGGTTTGACGCAAGTGCTAATACCACTCTTGATATATTGACCTCCTATGACTTTACATCAAAACAATATTTACAGTTTGATGGGAATGCCTACATTGTTTTAGAAGAAGGCGACAAAATAAAAATAACTACACAATCTGCAAGCACTTTTAGTTTTATAGCCACATTTGAAGAAGAAGGGTTGACAAGAACATGACCTACCTTGAACTTGTAAACGATGTACTCGTAAGGTTGCGTGAGACAGCAGTTTCTACTGTTTCCGAAACATCTTATTCAACGCTAATTGGCAAGTTTGTCAATGATGCCAAGCGTCAGATTGAAGATGCTTTTGCTTGGAATGTTCTAGGCACTACCATTACTGTTACCACAGCAGCATCTACAGCATCTTATTCTTTGACAGGTGCTGGTCAGAAGTTTCAAGTAATGGATGTAATCAATACTACAAGCAATGTTGGACTTACAAACATCAGTTTTGTAGACATGAACCGCAAATTAAACTTTACACCACTTGCGAATCAAATACCTACAGAATTTGCCTTTGATGGCGTTGATGGTAGCTATAACACTAAGGTAAATCTCTACCCAATACCTGATGGTGTTTACACAATCAAGTTTGCCTTGACAGTTCCACAGGCTACCCTAGCATCAGATGCAACTGTTGTGCTTGTTCCTGATGTTTTAGTGGTTCAGAATGCCTATTCTCGTGCTTTGGTAGAACGTGGTGAAGATGGTGGTTTGTCATCATCTGAGGCATACCAGTTGTACAAATCCATGTTGTCTGATTACATTGCTTTAGAAGGCACTCGTTATCCTGAGAATCAGGAGTTTGTTGCTGTATGAGTCAACAAATACAAACCTATAGCATCTCAGCCCCTGCACTTTATGGGTTGAATACGCAAGATTCACCTCTTGATCTTGCGGCTGGTTTTGCTTTGGTTGCGACAAATTGCATCATTGACCAATATGGTCGTATGGGCGCACGAAAAGGTTTCTCAAGAGTTAATTCTTCAAGCGGCAATCTAGGTGCTAATGACGTTAAGGTCATCCATGAGTTAGTTCAAACTAATGGAACTTTGACTGTATTGTTTGCAGGAAACAACAAGTTGTTTAAACTTGGCGCAAGCAATGTTGTTACTGAGTTAACTTATGGTGGCGGCGGTACTGCTCCAACCATTACTAACAGTAATTGGCAGTGTGCATCCTTAAATGGCATTACTTACTTCTTTCAAACTGGTCATAATCCTCTTATCTATGACCCTGCTGTAAGCACTACAACATATCGTAGAGTATCAGAGAAGACGGGTTATGTTGCTACTGTTCCTGATGGCAACATTGCGATCTCTGCTTTTGGTCGTTTATGGGTGGCAGATACAACAACAGATAACGCTACAGTCTTCTTCTCAGACTTAATTGCTGGTCATGTTTGGTCAACAGGCACATCAGGTTCTTTAAATGTAAATCGTGTATGGGTGAATGGGTCTGACCAAATTACAGGTCTTGCTGCACACAATGGCTTTCTATTCATTTTTGGCAAGCATCAAATTCTTATCTATTCAGGCGCTACCACACCATCATCAATGTCATTGCATGACACTGTTGAAGGTATAGGTTGCATTGCAAGAGATAGTATTCAGACTACTAGCACTGATGTGCTTTTCTTGTCTAACTCTGGTGTTCGTTCTTTGATGAGAACAATTCAAGAGAAGTCTGCGCCTGAAAGAGACTTGTCTAAGAACATTCGTAATGACTTGATGTCAATCATTGCGGGTGAGACATTAACAAATATTAAGTCTATTTATTCAGAGCGTGAAGCGTTTTATTTGTTGACTACACCATCTGCGGGTAGTTTATTTTGTTTTGATACCAAGGTTTATTTGCCTGATGGTGCGGCAAGAGTAACAACTTGGGACTCTATAACACCAACTGCTTTCTTGTCTCGTAGAGATGGTACTTTGTACATTGGCAAGAATGGTTACATTGGTTTATATGACACTTATCAGGATTACCAATCTTCATATCGTCTGTTGTATTACACGAACCATGCAGACCTTGGTAATCAAAATCAGACTTCTATTTTAAAGAAATTGTCAATTGTAATTATTGGTGGCACAAATCAGACTGTTACCTTTAAATGGGGTTTTGACTTTAAAACGAACTATGTATCTGTCAACGCTATTATTCCATCGCAAGGCGAGGCTTACTACAACATTGCTGAGTATGGTGCTAATGCCACTGTAGTTGCACAATACTCTGATGGCGTTGCTCTACAAACATTATCTGTTTCTGCGTCAGGTTCAGGTAAGGTTGTGCAAACTGGATATGAAACAGATATAAATGGCTCTGCGTTGTCTATCCAAAAGATTGAAATTCAAGCCAAAAATGGCAAAATAAGTTAAAGGAATAACAATGTCTAATTACACAAAATCAACTAACTTTGCCACTAAAGATGGTTTATCTTCTGGCAATGCTTTAAAGATTGTCAAAGGTACTGAGATTGATACTGAGTTCAACAATATTGCAACTGCTGTTGCAACCAAGGTTGACGATTTCTCTGCATCGGACATTACAGTCAACGGGGTGAAAATTGGTCGTGGTTTGACATCCACAGCCACCAACACTGCATTGGGCACTAGCACACTAGGCGCAGTCACATCGGGAGCAGACTGCACCGCTGTTGGCGCATCTGCTTTAGCTGCAAACACAAGTGGGCTTAGAAATACAGCCGTTGGCTCACGGGCATTGATTACAAACAACATTGGCGTGAACAATGTAGCCGTTGGCGTAAGTGCATTAGAAACAAACTCAAGCGGAAACTCCAATATTGCCATTGGGCGTTCTGCGCTGTTTGACAACGACACAGGCGAAAGTAACGTAGCCCTCGGAACAGTTGCTTTGGCCAACAATATTTCTGGCGCACACAATTTGTCCGTAGGCCGTGATTCGCTGTTTACTAACACGACTAGTACAGGAAACATCGGCATCGGATTTGCATCGCTGTACACAAGCAACTCAGGCACATCTAATATTGCCATCGGCGGCAGTTCGCTTTACAGCAATACATCGGGTTTCAACAATATTGCCGTTGGCGTTGATGCCATGTTTACCAACACTACAGGCGATGGCTGCGTTGCTATTGGCTACAATGCTTCAAAACTAAACCTGAGTGCAAAAGAAAACGTAGCCGTTGGTTATGAGGCGTTGAGAACAAATTCAACAGGTAACTCTAACACTGCTGTGGGCTTTCAGTCTGGGTATGGAATAACGACTGGCTCTAGTAATACATATATTGGCTATGTTGCAACTCAATCAGGAGTAGCAGTTACAAATGAAGTTGTTGTTGGTGCAAGCATTACTGGTAAAGGTTCTAATACCGCATTTATTGGTGGTACATCTGGTGCTTATAATGGTGCAAATTCTAGTACATGGTCAGTAACTTCTGATGTAAGAATTAAAAAGAATGTTGTATCTTTAGAATCAGGATTATCTGTAATTTCATCTTTAAGGCCAGTAGAGTTTGATTACATTAAAGATGACAAACATGATATTGGTTTTATTGCTCAAGAATACAAAGAAGTTTTACCAAAACAAATAACTGAAGATTCAAATGGAATGTTATCTTTAAATCAAAATCTTGTACCTTATTTAGTAAAAGCCATTCAAGAACTTAAAGCCGAGTTAGACGCTTACAAAGCCAATCAAGAAAGCAAGACATGACAACCTTTACAACCACAATCCTTGTGATGAACACCATACAGCAACCTGATCCAAATTATGTTGTCAGTATGTTATGGGAACTCGTTGGTGTTGATAGCGGCTTCACATCATCTGTGCGGGGAATAACTCACTTTGACTCATCTGAGCAAGTTGGGGCTGTCACACCATACGACCAGCTAACCCCTGAAATCGTTGTTGGCTGGATTTCTCCTCAAGATATGCTGAATGCCCAAGAATGCGTACAAGGTCAACTCAACTCCATGATTACGCCGCCTGTTACGCCTCAGAACACGCCATTGCCTTGGTAAATCTATGATTACACACCACTTTTCTGATGGACTGTATGCAAAGGAAGCTAGGTTTCCTGCTGGTGTAGCCATCTTAAAGCACACCCATAACTTTAGTCATTTGTCTATTTTGGCTGAAGGTAAGGTTGCTGTGTTGCGTGGTGATGAGATTGATATTGTGACTGCTCCTGCTTGTTTAGAGATTAAGGCTGGATTGATTCACGGCGTTAAGGCAATTACTGATTGTGTTTGGTTTTGTATTCATGCCACAGACGAGAAAGACCCGTCTAAAGTGGATGAAATTTTAATTAAGGGAGATTGATATGCCTATTGGTGCAGTACTTAGTTTTATTGGGGCGCAAGAGCAAGCGTCTGCTACAGAGTCAGCGGCAAACACATCTGCTGCGGCTCAACTTGAGGCTGCTAGATTAGCGGCTGAAGCGGCTAAGTTTCGCCCTGTTGGAGTCACTACACGCTTTGGTAGTTCTAACTTTCAAATGTCTCCTGAAGGTTACTTAACTGGTGCTGGCTATAACGTCAGTCCTGAGTTAAAAGCCTATCAAGATCGTTTGTCGGCTCTTACAGGTCGTGCTTTAACGCAAGCTGAAGGAGCGCAACAACAATATCAACCTTTGTCTCAGGCGGCTGGTGGATTGTTTGGCTTGGGTCAGCAGTACCTTGCACAGAGTCCTCAAGATGTTGCGGCTCAATACATGAGTAGACAACAGGATTTGCTTGCGCCTAGCCGTGAACGTCAGATGGCTCAGTTGCAGAACCAGTTGTTCCAACAAGGTCGTGGTGGATTGTCTGTAGGTGCTACAGGTATGCGCCCAAGTGGTGCGGCAGGATTAGGTGCTACTACACCTGAATTAGAAGCCTATTACAACGCTATGGCTCAACAGGATGCTCAGTTGGCGACACAAGCACAGGAAGCTGGACAACGCAATGTTGCGTTTGGTGCTGGCTTGTTTGGTACTGGTGCAAATATGTTGAATCAGTATCAAACTGGTCAAGTTGGCGCATTGAGTCCATTTACAAGTTATTTGGGTTCTGGTCAAGCAATTGAGGGGCTTGGACAAGAATCATTGAGATTAGGCTCAGAGTTGGGAAATAGAGCCTCCACTGCTGGTGCTAATGTTGGTCAATTCTTATATGGTGGTGGTATCAATGCGGCACGAACTCAACAAGGTGGTCAAGGAAGTAGTCCTTTAGGTGGTTTGTTGCAAGCTGCATCTAAAGACCCAAGACTGCAATCTGGATTTGAGAATTACACAATGAACAGAAATATTGAAGGCGCACTTCCTGCATCTGCAAATCCATTTTATAGTGGCGCAAGTCCATCAGAAATGGAACGTATCATGGGCGAATACTACTAAGGAATAATCATGGCAGACTCAGCATTTCTCGGTTTATTTACTACTCCAGAGCAGTATCAACAGTCTCAACGTCAACTGCAAGAGGCTCAAGCGATTCAATATGCAAATCTTGACCCAAGAGCAAAAGCTGACTATGGCTTCTATAGTGCTGGTCAACAATTAGCTGGTGCTATTGGCGGTGCTTTGGGTGGTCGAGACCCTATGCTTCAAAAGATTACTCAGCGTCAGCAATTGATTGGGATGATTGACCCTAGCAACCCTGACACCTATCCTCAAGCCATTGAAGCCGCATTACGGGGTGGAGATCAAGAAGCTGCTTTCCTGTTGCGTAATGAGATGATGAAGGTGAGAGAACAATCTGCTGTTGCACAGGCTCGTGGCTTTGAGCGTGAACAAGCGTTGCTTGAGCGTGGTATTGGAATGCAGAATCGTGGATTACAAGCCAATGCTCTTGAGTTGTCTAAAGGTCTTGTTAAGGAAGATGGCACTGTTGATGAGACTGTTTACAACAATTTGTTGGGTTATGGAAAGATTGGTACTGACATTATTGAGCAACGTCTTAAAGCATCTAAAGGACTTGAGTCTCAACAGGTTGAAAACCTTGCTAAAGGTCTTTTTAAAGAAGATGGAACTCGTGATCCTGAAATTGAAAAGAAACTGTCAACAACTCTTGCTGGTCGTGCAATTCTTAAGCAGTTTGCACCTGAAACAAGGGAACTTAAAAATCGTGAAAAACTACTTGAAAGAACTCCATCTGGAACATGGAAACTTATTACGCCAGAAGGTCAGCCAGCACAAACAGTTTCATCTGACAATGCAATTCAATCATTGATTACTAGCAAGGCAATTCATCCAACGATATTGCCTTACGCTAACCAAGTTTCCAAAAACTTTGTAAATCTTGATTTTGAAGATCAAAATGCATTGCTGGAAAAATTGACAAAGTTAAATAGCGATGCTCAAAGATATGAGTCTGATAAGAGTGCTAGAGATCAGTCAAGAGCCACAAGCAATGTTCTTAGAGATTTGAATGTTCAAATGGTTCAACTCAAAATTGAACAAGCAAGAAGTGAGGCTGAAAAAGCTAAAGATGGAAAGCCAGTTAACTTTGGCGACTCAACAAAACTTGCAGACAGAGCAACGGGAGTTGACAAACTTGTTGGTCTTTATGACACCTTTAAGCCAGAATACGCTGGTTATGGAACTAATGCAATTGGCGAAATTGCAGTTTTTGCGGCTGGCAAGCAAAGTGATGAGAAAAGTGTTGCCTTATATCAATGGTGGCAAAATTATCAAAACAATGTCAACAAGGTCAGAAACGATTTGTTTGGTGCGGCTTTGACTGCGCCAGAGAAGGCTGAGTTTGACAAAGCAATGGTCACCAAAGGGATGGACTCTGCTCAAGCTCAAGCGAACTTGCGGAGACAAGCAGAGGAAGCCTCTAAAGCCTATGACAAGTTAGAAAAAGTTTTGCGTGTTGGTGGTTTTAGCAAGGCGCAACTAGATGCTTTAAAACCTATACCACCTTTGTCTAGCTTTGTGATTGAAGGTGTAAATACAAACCCAAATAACTTAACTGGCGGCAGGAGATAAAGCATGGCAACCATTAATCGTCAAGCCGCTAAAGCGGCAGGGTACACAGATGCACAAATTGATGCTTACGAGCGTGAGCAAGGCTTAGCCCCATCAAGCCAACCAAGTCAACCAAGCCAAGTGCAAACAGCACAGAATCAAAAGCCTTTGTCAACAACTGAAGTCGTGACTGGTGCAGTTGTAAACTTCCCAAGTTCTTTATACAACATGGCAACTGATGTTTTCAAAGCTGTTTCAGACCCTATAAAAACAGCTAGTGACATTGGAACTTTATTTGTTGGGGCTACATCAAAGGTTCTTGGTGAGCCTTTCTTTGAGTCTGACTTAGCAAAGCAAATGCGCCTTAAAGGTGAGAAGTCTGCTGAACAAGTTGGTGCTTTTATGCTTAACAGATATGGAAGTGTAGAGAGTGCAAAACGAGCATTAGCTACTGACCCTGCTGGCGTTTTGTCTGACGCATCATTGGTATTTACTGGTGGCGCTGGTCTTGTTCCTAAAGCAAGTACAGCATCCAAGGTTCTAACAACAGCCGCAAAGGTTACAGACCCTTTAAGAATAGCAACAGCACCAATAGCCTTGGCATCTAAATCGGTTGCTCCAACTTTAGGAATGACTACAGGTGCTGGCTCAATGGCTATTGAAGAAGCATACAAAGCTGGCAAAGAAGGCGGTGTAAAGGCTAAGTCTTTCACAGAAAACTTGCGTGGTACTGCTGACCAGCTTCAAGTTCTTGAGGATACAAAATCTAACTTGCAAGCAATGATCCAAGAGCAACAGAATTTATATCGCTCTGGTATGGTTAACATTAAGGCAGATAAATCTGTTTTAAATTTTACTGACATTGATTCTGCATTGCAAAAAGCAAATGATCGTGTTTACTTTAAAGGAGTAGCAAGAAGTGAGGATGCTGCTGGATACCTTACAAAAGCAAATAAAATTATTGATGATTGGAAAACAAAAAATCCAGCAGAATTCCATACGCCTGAAGCATTAGATGCTTTAAAGCAAAAAATCTATGATGATGTTTTGTCAAATATTCCAATAAATCAAAAAAGTTCAACTGGAATCATTGGGGATATTTACAACTCTGTAAAGTCAACCATTCAAAAGCAAGCCCCAACTTATGCAGACACAATGAAGGCTTATGCTGATACAGCAGAGCAAGTTCGGGAGATTGAAAGAGCATTGTCTCAAGGTAAAAAAGCATCTGCTGATGCTGGACTGCGTAAACTTCAAACTGTCTTGCGTGATAACGCAAGCACAAACTATGGACAACGAGTTAAGTTAGTCAATCAACTTGAAGCTACATCACCTCAATTTGGTGGTGGCATACCCATCAAGCCAGCACTTGCTGGTCAGGCTTTAAGCAAGGTAACTCCTAGAGGGATTACAGCAGTTGGAACTCTTCCAGCGGCTGGTGCTGTTGGTTCATTGTTTTCATCAACTCCAGCTGGTTTGTCATATCTAGCCGCATCTTCACCTAGATTAGTTGGTGAAGCTGCTTATTTGGCTGGTAAAGGCTCAAGACAAGTTGGCAAGGTTACTGGTCTATTCCCTGAACTTGACTATCCATTGATGTTTAATCTGTTGTCAAAGTCACAGACCCAATAGGAGACTGAAATTGATCCAATCAGTATTTGTCTTCTTGCGGCTGGCTTGGTTAAAAATATCCAAGCTGGCTGTGACCTTTACAAGCAAGCTAAAGAGTCTTTTGTCGAGATTAGGAACACTGCTAATGAAGTTATTGCCATTGGCAAAGAGGTTAAAGGATTTTGGGGTACTCTGCGTAAACTATTTGGCGGTAGTCCCAAGCCTGAAACTGCAAAGTCTGTGGCAAGGGCTAAAAAGTCTGACTATGTTGCTGTTGACGAAACTCAAGTCAAAGCTGAAATCGTTAAGAGCCTGAGTGAGTTTTTCAAGCTACAGGAACAGTTAGAAGCACATATTAGGGAGTCAGAGGAGAAGGCTAGGACTGTAGTCTTTGCTGATGATGTGAACCTGATGGAAGAAGCCCTAAACAGGGTTTTGGCACAGCAAGAGATGGAGAGGTTGGTAGTTCAGATCAGAGAGTGCATGGTCTATCAATCTCCACCTGAGATGGGTGCTTTGTATTCAGAAGTGTTCAGCATGAGAGACATCATTGCTGCGGAGCAAGCAAAAGCAAGGAAGATGCGGGATGCAGAATCATGGCTACGAAAGGAAAGGGAGCGACTCCTAGCAGAAAAACAAGCATACCTGTTGGTAGCTTTCCTATTCCTAATATACCTATGGATGGTAATAGGTCTGGTAAGCAAGATTGGGAGAACGTAGTGGGATGGATTGCTGCTTGTATTCTTGTCATACTCCTGTTGCCTATTTTGGGTATGTTGTACATGGATGTATTGCAAGCCAAGCATGAAGCGAAACAACAGCAGGAAAAAGTGCAAAAGGTCATTAAAGAACTTGAAAGAGAGAAGCAGAAATGAACATTTACTGTATTTGGGGCTTATCTATCCTTTTGGTGTTGTTAGCTGGCTGTGATGACCGCTACCGCTATCCTTGCCAAGACCCATTAAATTGGTCTAATGCTGAATGCAAACCCCCAATTTGTACCGCTTCTGGCACTTGCCCAGAGATGTTAGTTAAAACCGAACAGGAGAAGAAGTGATGGCAACTATTGGATATAAACCTAATAATAGACTGACTGCTGATGAGATTGAGGTCAGGGTATGGGCATTCGTTATCGTAGTATTGGTGAGCATTCTGTTAGCTTCTATGGGTATGTTCCTGTACTCTGTTTCTTTTGTACAACAGCCCATGAATGGCAGTATGGCGGCTATTGATAAGGTGTACACACAGCAGATTAGCACCATCATGGTGTTCATTACTGGTGTTTTAGGTGGTGTAGCTGGTAGGTCTGGTGTTAAGGCAATAGCTACAGCTACAGCCAAAGCAGAAGCTACTGATACTGATGAACCCCCAAAGCCATGAGTTTATTTAATCCTTGGGTGCTGTTGGGCATCTTGATGGCAGTAGTTGGTGCTTTTGGTGGCGGTTATTACAAGGGTGGCGAGGATGAGAATGCTCGTCAACAACTTGAGATTGCTGCCCTTAATGCTGAAGCTAGGGTAAAGGAACAAGCCCTTATAACTGTTGTTCAGACCCAATCCACCAAACTTCAAAAGGCAAATCAAGATGCAAAACTTGCTCAACAAAAGCGTAATGCTGACATTGACTCTGGTGCTTTGCGGTTGCGGCTCCCTGTCAAAGCCCCCGTCTGCCCCGTACATACCGCCACAGATACCCCCGCTGAGCCCAGAGATAGCGTTCAAACAAGTGCCGAACTTGACGGAGAGACTGCTAAATCTCTTGTCGCCATCACAGACGATGGAGACAAAGCCATCAGGCAACTGAATGCTTGCATTGATGCTTACAACACTGTTTATGAAACATTGAACAAATCACGTTAAGATTCATGTTGTTGTCATTGATTTCGTTTACTTTAGGGCAACTTCACTGGAGTTGTCATGGGCAAAACT